CAGGATGGTCATGGTGACCGGCATGGTGGCGGCGTCGTCCCGCACGTACTTGAACTCGACGCCTTCCTTGTTCTGGCACTTCTTGATGAGCCACCGATACACGATGTCGCCGTCGATCATCTCGATGACCGCCGCCCGTTCGGCCACCTCGGAGATGTCGGGCGGGGTGTAGACGAAGATGCCGCTGCCGGCGGTGCCCTGCTCGGCCCACGTGCCGCCGCCGAGGGCGATGGCGAACTGCTCTTGGCCGGACTGCATGAGCCCGAACTGGAACGACTTGGGGAGCTTCGTGGTCATGATGCGGATGGGGTCGAGCGACTGCATCGCCTCGATCTCCGTGGTCTCACGGGCGAAGTTCCACGTGACACCGTCGGTGGAGATGTAGCCGGTGTCGATCCACGCCGAAGCGCCGTCGATGGCCGTGCCGAAGGTCGGGAAGGTGGTCCCGACCGGGGCCATGTAGATCTGAGTGGCGCCGCCTACCCGGACGGCATCTGCGTTGTTCGCCATGGGGGACTCCTTGGCTTTAGGGGTGTGAGTAGATGAAGACGGTGGCGCTGTACCGGGGCTGCGGTGGGTCGTAACCGTCGTCGGGGAGATAACGCAGGCCGGCGAACTCGACCCCGGTGATGACACCTTCGGGGTGAGCGCCGACCAGTTCGGTGTCGAGAGCGAACCGGACGGTGTCCATGATCTGGCGGGCCATGACTTTCGGTCCGCCGTAGGCGTCGAGCTGGATGAAGCTCTGGTCCAGATACAGGGGCCTCGACGTGACGGCGTTGCCGCCGATGAGCGTGAGGCGCAACAACGGGAAGACCGCCCGGTTGGGCATCTCGGTGAAGACCCGGTCTTCGACCAGGGCGACGATGTCGTCCCGGGCTCGCAGCCATGCGGACACGAGCCGCTCGACGTCGACCGTCATTCGGTTTCCGGTTTGCCCTTGGGCCGGAACTTGAGGCCCAACTGGTTGATGGCGGTACGGATGGGGGCGTACACGGGGTTCTTGATCGAGCCCCACTCCACGAGGTGGGCGAAGGGGTCGTCGTTCCAGACCTGATAGCCGCCCTTGACCTTGCGCATGGCGAACAGCGCCTTGTAGCGGCCATGCTTCATGGGACGTCCCGCCGGCCACGACAGCGACTTGCCGTAGGGGGCCACCTCTTGGCTGGTCTCCATGATGGACGTGGCGACCACTTCGAGCGCCCGCTGCATGGTCTCGTCGGTGCGCAGAAACTGGTTCATCGACCCGTCGTTGACCATGACGCGGGTGCGACCGGCCATCACAGCCTCCGTTGCAGGGTTGCTTCGATGTGGGTCTCGTAGCCGGTGACGGGATCGGTCACCATCCACGGGTTGCCGAGCACCTGAAGGTTCATGCCGTGCACGGTCACCGAGTCGTTGGCGTCGATGAGCACGCCGGGCATGAAGTACATGGTCCAGCGTTCCGTCTCGATCTCATCGGTCTCTCCCCGGGCCTGCTGGGCGATGTAGCACCGCTCCGACGTGTCGCTCACCACGCTCACCGGGTGGTCGCCGTAGTCATCGACATCCCCGGGGTCAGAGTGGTGGATGACGCACGGGATGCGGATGAGTTGGTGGATGGCGTGATCTCTCACGTGCCGAGGGGGAACCAGTCGGCGTCGGGCGTGGAGAGCCCCTGTTCGTTGTCGACGGGCACGTAGCCGACGGTGGTGCCGTCCCAGCCGAAGCCGGGCTTGAGCATCACCTGCTGCAGGGTCCCCGAGCCGGGGCCACCGCCGATGAGCTGGCCCAACAGGTCGCGTTCGGCTTGGGAGAGCCAGGCGCCGCCGTAGCGGACCGACACGGCCCCGAGCTGCGCCGCTTCGATGCCCGCGGGGTTGTACCAACCCCGCAGCGCGGCGCTGGCCGTGATGGTCACACAGATGTCGGGGACGACGCCGAGGGTGATGCCGTCGTCCTCCATGTAGTCGTCATGGGCCGCCATCCGCACGAGGGCCGAAGCGTCGTTGAGCAACGCCCCGGCCCGCGCTTGCTCGTCAGCATCAGCGATGACGTGCCCGATGCGGGCTTCGAGGTCGGCGATGGTGGCGAGCGGCGGCAACATCAGGCGGCCACGACCCGGATGGCCCGTGCGGCGTCGAGCACCTGGGCTCCGGCGAAGGTGTTGACGACGCCCCGGTCCTGCATGAAGGCGCTGTCGTAGTCGCGGATGAAGCGCAGGGCCAGGCCCTGGTAGCTGGTCGACGCTCCGAACGAGCAGCCGGCGGGCACCGCCGGGGCACGGAGCACGAACACGAAGGCGTCGCGGGTCATGATCAGGAAGCTGTTGGCCGCCAGCTCGGTGGAGCCGATGACGTTCATGCCGTAGAGCCGACCGATGTTCGCTTCGCGCAGCACCTCAGTCGTGCCCGAGTCCTGGTAGCGGACCAGGCGGTTGATCTCATCCGACAGGAGCATCATCTCGACCTCGGGGCTCACGACGAGCACCCGGCCCTGCTTGGGCACATGGCGCTTGTCGAGCACCATGCGGGCTTCGAGGATGGCGTCGTGGATGTCGGAGCCGTCGAGGGCGGGCGTGATCGTGGCGTCGGCGGGGAAGGCGTTGATCACGTTGGCCAGCGTCTGCTCGGCGGCGATGCCGACGGGCTGAGCGAGCGGCTCGATGACCTGGCGGGTGAAGTCGGTGATCTCGAAGGTCAGGTCTTCGTCGGTGATCGGCGCGCCCTTGTAGAGCATCGGGCCGATGGTGACGGGAACGGTCGCTTCGTTGATGCGGTCCAACACGATCGGCGTGGCGGCGTCACGCAGGGTCTGCGTGTACGTACGGGCGCCACCGCCGGTCACGGTCGGAGGGGTGCGGACGTTGACGACCGTGCCCGACCCTCCCGTGAAGTCGGCCGAGGCGTCGGTGTTGACCAGGCGCGGCAGGAGCAGATCCTGCACGAGCGCCCCGATCATCAGCTTCGAGACGACCTCAGGCGTGTAGAAGACGTTTGCGGCCACGGCGTACCTCCGGTGGTTGAACCGTCGGGCGCCATGGCGGGCTCGACGGGGGTGTTACTTGGGGTCCTGACCTCGCCCCATGCGGATGAGGGCCATCGGGTCGAGATGGTCGAGCTGCGTGCCCGACGGCTTCCCGTTGACCATCCGCTCGGTGGGCCGGCCGGGCATCGACGGCTTGGCCGTGCCTACGGCGGCGAGCAGGTCATCAGCGGCCTGCTCCACTTCCGCTTTGGTTGACCCGGTCAAGAACTTGATGAGCGTGGCCGGGACGCCTTTCTCGACGCCCACGGTCTGGACCATCAGCGCCTGCTCGGCGAGCTTGCGGGCTTCGGTCTCTTTGGCCAACTTCTCGGTGGCCTTCTGGACCTCTGACTTGTTGGCCTCTTCTGCGTCCTTGGCGGCCTGGGCGAGGGGCTCAAGCTCCCTGAGCTTCACCTCAAGCTCACGTCGGGCCTTGCGTTCGGCATCGAGCGCCTTCTTGCCGGGTTCGCCGAGCGCCTCTTCGCCGGGGACTGCCGGCTCGGGTGCAGGATCGAGGCCCGGGATGGGCGGCGGTGCAGGGGGCGGTGCACCCGGAGCGGGTGCGGGGGCGGGGGCGTCACCCATCGCGGGCGTCCTCCTGTTGTTGGTCGGGTGCGTCGCGCACCCGGCGGATTACTGCAGGGCTTGCCGGAGAGCGTCTCGCTCGCGTTGCCGGCTGCGTTCACGGGCCACCGAGACTCGCCCCACGGCACCGGACGCCTTCAGCTCCCGCAGGCGGGCCTGGTTGATGGCCTTGCCCGGGTCGAGTTCGTGCATGGCCGGCACGGTCGTGCAGTGGCAGTTGAGATGACCGAAGGTGGCCGACGCTTGGGTCTTGTAGAGCTGCGTGGCCACCACCCGGCACCATTCGCACGCCGTCGGGTTGATGACCCGGCGCCAGCCGTACGTCTTCGTTGCCGACTGGCTCAGGCGGGCCACCGCTCCGTCGTTGGTGGCGCTGTAGCCGGTCATCTCGGCGACGCTGGCGCCCGACTCCTTGGCCTGGTCATAGGGCATGCCTTCGGACAGGTTGTGCCAGGTGCGCAGGAAGGGACCGTCGAAGGCGATCTCCGGGGCGAGCAGGTCGGACGGCTTGATGGCCGTGCCCGTCATCTCGGAGAGGTAGGCGGCGGCCAGGTCGGACGCTTCGCCGATGCCGGCCGTCGTGTACGGGCTCGCTTCGGCGATGAATGCCTCGATGTCGGCCCGGTCGGTGTGCGCCAGGTTGGCGAAGATGTCCCGCAGGGCCACGCCGACCACCTCGGCCAGCGCATTCAGCTCGGAGATGTAGGCCAGGGTCAGCTCGACCGCTTCGGCTTCGGTGATGGTGAGCGTGTCGGCCATCAGTTACCCGTCGCCAGCTTCTGTTCGATGTTGGAGCCGGGCGTGCCCTTGGGCTTCTCGTTCGGGTTGGCCTCCGGTGGCGGGTTCAGCCGTGCCTGGCGGGCGGCCTGCAACTTGGCCTTGGCCGCTTCGGTGCGCCACAGCATGAGGTCGGCGCCGGTCGTGTCGGGCACCTTCTCCCACAGGGCCGACGGCGGGATCTCCAACATGGTCGCCATCTTTCCGAGGGCATCGACCTGTTGGGCGATGCTGCGCGGGTCCGTATCCCGCCACCAAATTTGAGCGTCCTGGTCGTTGGCCGCTTCGGTGTCCCCGGCGGCGACACCGCCCAAGCGGAAGGTCTGCTCCCACGCTTCCCCGAAGAGCACCTGATGGTCGGCGACCTTCTTCGCCAAGGTCGTGTCGGCCGCGAGCAGGGCTTCGGCGGAGAGGTTCACCAGGTCGCCCAGCAGGTAGTGCGGGGGCGTCTGGCTCAACAGGCCGTAGACCCGCAGGGACTGCTCGATGGCCTCCACGATGTTCTTCAAGTTGGCTTCGGGCAGGCTGCCGAACTTGGCGTTCTCGTCCCCGGTGATCCACAACGACTTGGCGAAGGCGGCCAGGTCGACCACGGGCTGGCCGTTGGCATCGGTCTGCATGTAGAGCCCGGTGGCCCACTTCTGCGGAGCCGCCGCGTAGGTCTGCGCCACCAGCAGATCGAACACGGTCTGATTCAGCCGGTCCTGAATCGGGATGCAGGGACCAACCTCGCCGTCGGGGTAGCGGGTCAGGTTCCACTGGTTGCGGAACGGCACGATCGGGCACTCGCCGAGGTCGTGCACCGT